AGATACCCTCAAACCATGACTTTACAAGGTCTCTAGACGGTCGCTCCTGTTTATATTGCTCCCAACCTTTCAGAAAAGGTGGTGGCTTTTTGTTAGATCTTTGTAATGGAACAACGTTATAGCCTTCGTCATAGTAAGCAAGTGCTTGCTCTAAGGATGTGTCGTCCTCAGTAATATTAAGCTGAAACACACTAAACTTCTGTTTCTATGATTTCAGATATAGGCCCGTAAATAGACTCGTAATCTAATCTCCCATCAGTTGCTCTGATAATTTTCTTAGCTTGATTGACAGTTGGATTTCTATAGCCATATCTCCAAGACTTAACGGCAGCTTCTGAACAGCCAAATTGTTTTGCAGATTCTCTTTGTCCCAAAAACTCTATATACTCTCTTAGTGTATATCTTTTGACTTTTCTTGTAGTGTGATTTGGTTTGATTCCCATAGTTTCTAATTCCTTAAGTTTTTCTGTTGCTAAACTCTTTGTACGAAAAAAGAAATTTGCTTGCCAAGTAATGTTCTCTTGCTTGATATTCTCCATTTGCTTCTCCTGTCATCATATTGTAAAAAAATAAATTTTACACATGGTAACGATTTAGTGTATAATCGTCAAGTAAATTTATTTAGGAGAAAGTATGGAACTATCAAAAAGAATCGTATCTCCGCAAAAGCTTGTGCAAAATCAAGGAGCAAAAATCTTGGTGTATGGCATGGCTGGAGCGGGGAAAACAACCCTAGCAAAAACATGTCCTGGACGAGTGCTTGTCATAAGTGCAGAGGCTGGCTTACTTGCAATCAAGGATGCTGACAATGTTGAAGCTATTGAAGTGAAAGAAGCCTCAGAAGTCATGGAGCTTCATGACGCTTTGAAGTCTGGCGAACTACAATATGACACAGTTTGTTTGGACTCAGTATCTGAGATAAGTGAGATTTTATTGAATTGGGAAAAGTCTAGAAGTAAAGATCCTAGAATGGCATATGGTAATGTCCAAGATTCAGTGGGTAATCTCATGCGTGCATTTAGAGATTTACATATGCACGTTTTATTTCTATGTAAAGAAGCCGTTATTAATGATGATGGTGTTCTTAGACATGCACCAAAAATGGTTGGTCAACAGCTTGGTGAAACTGTCACCTATTTCTTTGATGAAGTGCTTGCATTACGCATCATAGAGGATCAAGACGAGGAAGGCAGAAACACAAGAAACAGATGGTTGCAGACCGTCTATGGTCAGGGATATAAAGCAAAAGACAGAAGCGGTAAGCTGGATGATTTTGAAAGGCCTGATATAAGTGCCTTAATTGAGAAGTTAGGGTTTTCATTAACAAATATCACAAAGGGGGAATCTAATGAGTGATTTTAGTGATGTCGAGTTTTTCGACAATTTAGAAGAGCAGTCTACTGGCACACCAGTTGCACCAGAGGGCGAATACAATGCAAAGATTATTGCAACTGACAAATACAAATCTGCAGCAGGAAACTGGACTTTAAAAGTTACGTTTCAAATTGCTGGGGGTAAGTATCGTGACCATAACGAATGGTATAACCTATGGGCTACTAACGAGGATAACAAGCGCATAAGCACTGAGATTTTTACCAGGCTTACTAAAGCTGTTGGGTATAAGAAGTATCCAGAGAATCACAGTGACTTTGTTGGCAAAGGCCTTAGGTTATCTCTTAGCAATGTTGATGACACCTTTACTAATAACGAAGGCAAAGAGATCAGCACTAAGAAAACAAAGATCAAGTTGTATCTACAGAGTGAAGACTCAGATATGACTCCTCCGAGGGAGAATATCCCTACTATGTGATAAAAGGGGCGCAAGCCCCTTTTTTTTATTTATCGCTATCTGTAATGGCTATGTAAGCCAAAGGCAAGACAATACTTAGAGCAAGTATTAGTAGAACGGTTTTGATTGAAGTAATCACATGTTCACCATTTTGTTTCTTAGGTATGACAAATAAAACATTGCCTTATCTAAATCTTCTATGTTTGCATCTTTGTGATCCTCACGCCAAACATATTTGAAAACCTGTCCCTTACAATACCCTTTAAACTCCGTAAAAGACAAAGCTGATTCTATAGCCTCTAAGCACTCAACCTTGCCTTTTGTGTAGTGAGGCGGGTGGTTAACGTTATCAGTCATTTTGATCCTCTCTATAAAAATTGCCAGTATTCAGCTCCACAACGTTTGGACTGTTATAAATAGTAGCAGGCTTACCACCTAAAACTTTGGTGTAATCGTCTAAGTAATCGCTGAGAAAGTTCCAACCAATCTCCATATCAGCATGATTCATTTTGAATACTTTGTTTGCATACGGAGGTTTCTTTTCTTGTGCTACAAACACAAAATCTGCAACCTTAAAACCAGCACGTTCAAACCCACGCTTATACCATGCAGCTTGTAGATCATACGAGTAACGCCTTACCGAATTGGTAAACCCCCTTACCGAGCAATCACTCGTTGTTTTATAATCTACAAGCACAATGGCATCCTCTCCAAAATTGTTATCAAACGCATTACAAACGACATCTGCTCGTGTTTTACACAATAGATCTTGTTCATACCAATAGATTGATACTTCTTTTGGTGACTTAAAAACTTGTGGATAGTCTTCACCTGGACGCAAGTATGGCTCTGCTTCTTGCACTAGACTATTGTTCATACTGTAAATAGTGTCTCTTTGTTCTTCAGTTATAACTGACAAACCTTTTGCAAGACTATCTTTCTTCAGTTGTTTGTTGGTATTGGTATAAGGCGATCCTGTGATAGTAACGACATCACTAAAAAATGCGGCCTCACCCTCAACAATCAATGAATGTGCAGCTGAGCCAAACATCATTGCAGGTGTTTGCTCAACCACTTCTTCTAATGCATGTAGCTGACTCTGACTAAATCTTCTTATATTTGATGAAGAGATACCTAGGCCATTGTGATAAGTGTTGTTATCAAGGTTAGGAAAGTAAGCAACATCCCCTATGATTACATGCTCAAAGTTTTCTAACATATCTGGTATTTTCATACTGGCTCCCTTTTAACAGTTCTTATGGTCTCTCTAACTAACTTGCGACCATCTTTTAATGTTGGTGCACAATCTAGTGCCATTTGTGTAAAAAATGCAATACCGACATGTGCAATATGTATAACACCTAGATCTTCAACTTTTTCAGTTAGATCACATAATCCCATGCCAAATTCATTATGCAAATTTTCTAGACGTTGTTGTTCTTCTTTAGTTGGTATCTTCATGATACGTCCTTGTCTTGTTGCAATTCATTTATTGCTTGTTGTAATTCTTTGACAGCAACACCGATTTGCCAGATAAGATAATTAACCTTATCACGCTCTATTTCTTGTTCAATGTCTTGTTTAGACTTTGGTGGTGCATAAGTTATTACACCCTCAATGATTTCAGATATATCTGTTTTTGGTTTACTCATACGTTTCTCCTATAAATGTTTTTGTATATTAACCTAAATTGTGTATAATGTCTACATATAGTAAAACATATTTTACATAAAAGTAGAAAAAGGAGTATCGTAATGAGTAGATTGAAAAACTTACATATGGATAAGAGAGACGCTTTTGATTGTGCTAACAATGATATTATTATGGGCGAATCTCAAGATCTTGTGCAATCATATATAAAGCACCACAAAAAAATATTGGGAAGCGTGCCGTCTGATCCACAAGCTGATGTGCAGAACTTTAAGTATGAAGATGTGGTGCAAGATGAACCACCTTTTTATAACTATGACAGCTGGGGTCGACCAATCTCTTAGGTCAGTTAAGGAAATATTAAGTTGAATATTTTGCACCATTCAAATACACGTCTAGTTGGCTCTACTGGCGAATTTACTTCATCACCATCTACATCAAATCTTCTCACTGCTAATTTACACAAAGTTATCAATACAAAGGATTTACTAGAACAAAATAAACCTGAAAGAGCTAAAAGAATTTTAAATAAAAATACTATGTTGGGTGAATATCATAGAGCAGGTGTTTATTTATTATATTACCAAAGTGTTGTAGTTTACGTAGGACAATCCATATGTCCCTATCAACGTATCTATCAACATATAAAATATAAATTGTTTGATGAGTTTAGAGTTATGCATTGTGCAAAAAATAGACGCATGTATTGGGAAGAAAAACTTATGAAACATTTTCAACCTAAGTATAATAAAACTTGTAAATGAAAGTATTAAGTTTATTTGATGGTATGAGTTGCGGCCAGATCGCACTAGATCAATTAGGTATTCCTGTAGAAAAATACTATGCAAGTGAAATTGATAAGTATGCCATAAAGGTTACACAGGCTAACTTTCCAAATACAATTCAGGTTGGGGATGTATGCAATCTAAATGCAGAAGATTATAAAGATGTGGATTTAATACAAGCTGGGTCACCTTGCCAAGGATTCTCGTTTGCAGGTAAACAGCTTGCTTTTGATGATCCGAGATCTGCATTGTTTTTTGAGTTCATACGCTTACTTAGAGAAATTAAACCAAAATACTTTTTACTTGAAAACGTAACTT